GTTCGTGTCCAACTCCAGCCGGAAGGGGTTTTGAGCGGCTGGCTTCCGGTGCTGTCTCCGTGGACCGGCTCCGGCTGGGGACTGTCGTGCCCACCGTCACCCGGCGACCAGGTCTTCGTCCTCGCGCAAGAAGGGGATGCCGAGCACGGCGTTGTCGTCGGACGGGCGTTCTCGCTCTCGCAGAACGCACCCCCGGCGCCGGCTGGGGAGTTTTGGCTGGTCCACCAATCAGGCTCCTCTCTGAAACTGTGTAATGACGGGACCATCCACATCAACGGCCCGGTCTCGATCGCGGGAACCCTGACCGTCGCCGGCGATGTGCGCGCGGGCGGCGACGTGGCCGACGCCCATGGCGCCGTTTCAGCCCTGCGCGCCCACTACAACGCCCACGTTCACACGGACAGCCATGGTGACGTGACGAACAGTCCCGCGCCGCAGGATTGATGCGATGCCCGATATCTCACACCAGTGGGGGAGCGATCTGCTGATCGGTCCCACCGGGGATCTCGCGACCGCTTCGGCGACCGAGCTAGGCCAGCAGCGGGTACTGCGCCGTTTGCTCACCAACGCGAATGACTACATTTGGCAGCTAACCTACGGTGCCGGACTGGCCCGCCTCATCGGGCAGCCCGGAAGCGCCATACAGATCCGAGCGCTCATACGCAGCCAAATATTCAAGGAGGCCGCAGTCGCCCGCACACCGGAGCCGGCAATCGACGTGCAAGTCGCGCCCGACAATGCTCCAGGCACTGTGTATGTCCATGTTCGATACGTCGACGCACCCACCGGGCAAACCCAAGTGCTCTCATTCTCCTTAGGTGCCTGACCATGCAATTGTCGCTCCAGACCTTCTCGACGCTCGTTCAGAACATGGCAGCGAGCGTGCAATCAGCGGCGTCTCAGGCATTCGACGTCACTGTCGGCTCAACGGTCCGCGCCATCTTGGAGGCCAACGCCTCAGTAGCCCTTTGGATGCAGTGGCTCATCCTGCAAGTGTTGCAGAGCACGCGCGCCGCGACCAGCAACGGGGCGGATCTCGATACGTGGATGGCGGATTTCACCCTCACTCGCCTCCCGGCGGTCGCTGCCACGGGAACCGTGACACTCTCGCGCCACACTACCACGATGCCGGCATTGATCGCGCCAGGTGTCTTGGTGCGCACTGGGGATGGTGCCCAAACCTTCTCCGTCGTGGCAGACACCAGCAACCCAGCGTGGAACAGTCAGTCGGCGGCTTACGTCCTGGGTGCCGGGATCAGCTCGATCACGGTGCCAGTCGCCGCACAAGTCCCCGGTAGCGCCGGCAACGTTCAGGGTGCGACCGTGACGTTGCTGGCCACGGCGGTTCCAGGGGTCGATACCGTCGTCAACGCGTCACCGTTCACAAATGGTCTTGACGCCGAGACGGACGCCGCATTCCGCGCCCGCTTCCAGAGCTTCATCCAGAGTCGTTCTCGGGCTACGTCCCAGGCAGTCGGGTATGCCGTCACCAGCGTTCAGCAGGGCCTGCAATACACGGTGCAGGAAAACGTCAGCAGCGCTGGCTTGCCCGTCATGGGCAGCTTCGTCGTGACTGTCGATGACGGGTCGGGCAACCCCTCCAGCGCGCTACTCTCGGCGGTGCGGTCCGCGGTTGACCTCGTACGCCCAATCGGGTCGGTTTTCACGGTGCAGCCGCCAGCGATCGTGCCGGCAGCGGTCAGTCTTTCGATCCTAGCCGCGCCGGGCGCTGCCAAGCCGAGCGTCGTGGCCAATGTCTCCACCGCGCTGACTGCGTACGTCAACGCGCTCCCCGTCGGGGCATCGCTATCGCTCACACGTCTGGCGCAGGTCGCATACGCCGCCGACCCGGGAGTGCAAAACGTGACAAACCTTCTCATCAACGGAGGCGGCGCCGACCTGCTCGCGCCGCCGGCCGGCGCCATCAAAGTCTCCTCGATGGTGGTCAGCTAAATGGTTGGCGATCAGAGCGACATTCTGGCGCGGCTCAAGGCCGTGCTGCCGGCTGGGTGGTTCTCGGACGCTACGCCGGTTCTCGACGCCATTCTGTCGGGACCTGCATGGGGCTGGTCTTGGGTTTACAACGCCCTTCAATACGTCAAGTCCCAAACGCGAATCGCCACGGCGACCGGTGTTTGGCTCGACGTAGCGGCTGTTGACTTCTTTGGTGCCCGAATCGTCCGCAAAGGGCGGAGCGACGCCACTTTCAGCGCCTACATTCGCCGGGAGGTGCTGCGCGACCGCGGCACGCGCGCGGCTGTCGCGGCGATTCTCACCGATCTTACCGGCCGGCCACCGGCGATCTTCGAGCCCTCCCGGCCAGCCGACACCGGCGCTTGGGGCGGACAGGGTCAGGGTACGATGGGGCTTGGCTATGGAGCCGCGGGAGGATGGGGCAGCCTTTCGTTGCCGTTCCAGGCCTTCGTCACCGCCTATCGGCCAAGGAGATCAGGGATCGCGCAAGTCACCGGGTGGTGCGCGATTGGCGGCGGTTACAGGACTGGCAGCATCGAATACGCCAGTCTCGCGATGACTCAGGGGCCGGTGACAGACGCGGACATCTACGCCTCTGTGGCTTCGGTCATGCCGGTGGCCGCAATCGCCTGGACGCGCATCAGCAACTGACTCGAGGAGCTCGATGGACAGGAATTTCGTCTATCCGGGCAGCATCCCACTTGATACGGATCTGCTCGCCGTCAACCGGAACGCCATGATCGGCTTGGGCTTTCTCGCCCAGGCCGCGCTTGGGACCGGTGTCGTTGTCGATGGCCTTGCCTGCACGCCGACAGCGCCGCCATCGCTCACGATCAATGTCGGCCCTGGCAGCATCGCACAGCTCAATGTCGTCGACGTGTCGGCGTTCGGTTCTCTTCCGGCCGACTCGACCGATCCGCTCGTTAAAATGGGGATCAACCTACAGGCGACACCGTTTACCCTCGTCGCTCCGGCCGTCTCGGGCCAGTCGGCGAATTACCTGATCGAGGCGGCATTCATCGAAAGCGACACGACCCCAGTCGTTCTGCCGTACTACAACGCGGCCAACCCGGCTCAGCCGTTTAGCGGCCCCAATAACGCTGGGACCGCCCAAAACACGCAGCGCATCCAGCGCGTGCAGTTGCAGCTCAAGGCTGGAACCCCGGCCAACACGGGCGCGCAGACAACGCCTCCGGTCGATAGTGGGTGGGTCGGACTCTACGTCGTTACGGTCAACTTTGGCCAGACTGCGATCACCGCGGGGAACATTGCGGTCCTTCCAACGGCGCCGTTCTTGAACTGGAAGCTTCCCTCTCTTTCCCCCGGGTTCGGCGCGGGTGTCCAGGCTTTCGGCGCGTCGGGCAACTTCGTCGTGCCGAGCGGAGTGACCCGGGTTGAAGTCGAGCTGTGGGGCGGCGGCTCCGGTTCTTTCGCCTCCACCTCGAGCGCGGCGAGCGGCGGAGGCTCAGGGGGCGGGTACGCGCGTAAGCGCATCGCCGGCCTAACGCCAGGCCAGGTGATCCCAGTGGTGGTCGGCGGCGGTGGCGCAGCCGGGACCACGAGCACCGCCCCGGGCCCGGGTGGAACGTCCAGCTTCGGCCCGTTCGTCAGCGCGACTGGCGGCATGCTGAACGGCTCGGCGAACATCGCCAATCCCCAGAACGGGGCGATCCCGGGCGGCACAGGTGTGGGTGGCGACGTGAACCTGATGGGGTCGTCCGGCGGCATCGGGTTCCTCAGCGTCGGCGGTCTCGGCGGGGGGGCAGCGGTCGGCGGCATGCAGACGAGCGGCTCAACCGGAAACTCCGGCGTGTTTCCCGGAGGAGGGGCCTCCGGCGCCGGCACGGGCGCCAACGGCAACACGCCATACAACGGCGGCCCTGGCGCGAACGGCCTTGTCGTGGTCAGGTGGTGAGGGGAACATGCGAACCTACGCGCGCATCCAATCGGATACCGTCGCCGAGCTCTTCACCACCTCTCAGGACATCAGCAAACTATTCCACCAAAACCTGCTGTGGGTCGAGGTGACGAACTTGCCGCAAGTCCGGGTGGGATGGATCTACAGCGGCGGTCAGTTTGAGCCGCCGGTGCAGGCTGCCGTTCCAGCCGCTAACGCCGTCCTGCAACTACAGGCTCAAGTGGCGGACCTTGCACAGCAGGTCGCTGCCCTCGCCAAGTCCAAACCCTGACGCAGCCGGTCGATATCGGAGCCGAGATGACATCCTCTTCCCCATCGTATGTCTGGAAGCCGAGCACTGCTCGCCGGGTCACCTTGGACGCTTTCATCCCTGTGCCCCGCGGATCAGCCCCGGCGGCACCTCCGCCGTTGAATTGGCCAACAAAAGATCCCGCCGATGTCTTGGACTATGAGTTCGATATGTCCCCGGCGCTCGTCGGCAACGAAGGGGACACGATCGCGACGCTGACCATCAACATCTCTCCGAACGCGCCCGGCGATCTTGTGCTGAACAGCGCGGCGATCGACGGGGCGGTTGCGGTCCTCTGGCTGTCCGGCGGTCAGTCAGGATCAGTTTACACTGTTACGATCCTGATCGTCACGACGAGTGGCCGCACGGTCCAGCGCAGCGTTTTGCTGCCTGTGTTGCTGCTGTCTCAACCCCCGGTCCCAGCGAACGCCATTCAGACCAGCGCCGGGCTGGTCATCACGGATCAAAACGGCAACCCAGTGCTGACCGCCTGATCAG